CTACAAGAGGCCCTAATACAGTTGCTATAAGCAGAGTTAATCCTGAAACAGGAAAACAAAAACTTACTTACTATGAATTTTCAGACCCTTATTATGCAGCAGCTATCGGTGGTATTGAAACTATTACTATAGATGGTATTAAATGGTTAGCTAGTGCATCGAACTTATTACGTCAGAATATTGTGTTATATCCATTATTCTCATTGGCTCAATTACCTCAAGATTCAGTATCAGCTATGTTTTCTTCTGGAGTTAAATACCCCTTCATGATTCCTTTAAGAGTTATGGCTCAGTTCCCGCTTACCTTACTTGGACTAAGTAGAACCCATAATAGACTGAAAAAAGTAGGTGCTGTAGGAGGCTTTGGTTCTTATCTTCAAGGCGAATCTCAAGCAGAAAGAGATATTCAAAAACCAGGTTGGTTTAATAAAATGAGAAGAAGTGTTGCAAAAATTCCGGGTTTAAGTATGACTAACCCAATTAAAGCAGGGGATTTAAACTTATCTGTATCTGGTCTTTTAAATAGAATAGCAATGGCATCAGACAATGCTGTGCGCCAAGCAGTTTATGACCAGACTATGATGGAAACTGGTGATGCTCGTTTAGCTATTGAAAGAGCTTTTGAAATTATTAACTTTAAACGAGCAGGGTCTAATAAATATGTAACGGCGGCTAGACAATATATCCCATTTTTTGGCGCGGCATTACAAGCTTTATCTGTACAAGGTAGAGTTCTCACTGCAAAAGGAATTGCTCCTCAAACTAGAGCACAAGGGATTGCTAATTTTTTAAGAGCTTGGGCATCATTAGCAGGACTAACCTTACTATATAATGCATTAATGAGCGATGATGAAGAGTTTAAAAAACTAGACCCATCAGTTAGAGATAGAAGACTTTTATTTGGTAATGGTTATCACATCACATTACGACCTGATATATTTACCTACTTAGGTAAAATAATGCCTGAACATGTAATTCAAAATATGGTATATGAATCTGAAGATAATCAAAAATTCTGGGATGCCTTAAAACGTAATGCAGCAGATATAATTAGTATGAATGTTCTTCCTCAACTATTAAGACCTGGAGCAGAACTATTTTATAATTATAGCCCTGTTACAGGTAGACCTATTGTACCGCAGTCTTTACAAGATGAACCTATATCTCAACAATATACAGCTTCTACAACAGAATTTGGAAAGTTAATTGGCCAACTAACAAACATACCTCCTCCAGCAGTCGATTATTTTTTCAGACAATATTTTGGTTACACAGGCGGTTTAGTTATGATGTTTGCAAGCTCTATGATAGAAGATGCAGATATTTTTAAATATGATATGCCTACTAAATCCGAAAGAGATTTATTAGCTAGTATTCCAGGGATGAGTGCATTTATTTCTAAAGAATATGGTAATAGATATACATCTGATTATTACGAATTAAAAGCTGAAGTTGATAAAGCCTATAAACAATTTCAAAGTTTAGATAAATATGGATTTGATATTAAGAAAGCCAAAGAATATTACCAAGAGAATAAAAAATTAATTGATACTAAAGACGATATATCTACTTTACAAAAAGATTTAACAGCAATACGACAACGAAGAAAAGAAATTCTTCAAACGCCTAGAACTAAAATGTCTGCCGATGAAAAAAAGGCTGAATTAGATAGCTTAAAAAATATAGAAAACACAACTTTAGGTCGAATCTTAGAAATAAGAAAACGAGTATACGGTACAAGAGCTTTTGCTGAAGACTAAGCAATCCTCCAAACCCTAACGCCTAGATAGTCTTCTTTAGTTGTAACAAAAGTCTTAACTCGAATACCTGCACGTTTCGCGCCTGACTCTGCAGCATAAATCATTTGAGCTGTTTTAAGGGTAGGAATAAAGAAACTATCCCCTATTGCCATACCCTGAAACGGAAACAACCACTCTACTTCCTCATATAGACTCAGTCTCAATCTCCTTAGAAATTATATTATCTACTACGTCTGGAGGTAAAGTATTCATATCTATAATGTAAGATTGAACATTAAATTCATCTAGACCCGGCTTCCAACCCGCGGCTAACTTCTTACGTTTCTCAATAACACCAATGTTTTCCTCTTGTAATTGGAACACAAACTGCTTAGGGGACACGCCTTTATCTTCCACTAAGAATTTTCTAAATGCAGGCTTACTTAAACAAAGCTCTCTAGCATCGTTATCTACTCTAATTAGTAATGCATTGTGAGGAGTTAGTGGGTGTTTTTCTTCATGCACTAAAAGCACTGACCCTAGATTTTGTTGTACAAATTCATTAATGGTAGATACATAATTAATCTGCTCTGTTTTATGTACATTGTCGCGTATATCTATTAATTCAGCTACAACATTTCTATAGATTCTATCTAAATCATAGTGAAGAATATCATATTTGTCTGCTACTTCTCCTGCAACCATAGTAGTAGCAACTAAACTTTCATAGAAGCGGTATGCAGTATCATCACCAAAATCTTTCTTAAACTTGTTTGCCCAATAATCTAAACGTTTATCAATAGCTTCTTTACCTTCTATATATAGCCCTTTAACAAATTCAGGGCCTGCCCAACCATGATTACTAAGTAGCGGGTGAAACATTACTCTGCCTTGAGATGGGTCATCTTTTAATAGCTTAGGTTTTTTCATAAAGAACTCAATGAGTCTAGCCATCTCCCCTACAGCGTTTTGTTTAGATGAATATATCTTATCTACAATAGAATGGTTAGTTGTAAAAATGCCTATCAAAGATGCAGAGTTTTCATGTGTTCTTTCAGCATTGGTTGATGCTTGCATACGGAGTTTAGCTTTACCTTGTGAAATCCAGTGAATGATGCGTCCAAGGTCTTGCCCTTTGACAGCCCCAACCTCATCTAGTCCATACGGTAAATTATGCAAAGATAAGAACCGCCCCATAACAGCTAGTGGTGTTGTCTCTAACACTGACATATCTTTAGGCATACCCCACATACTGAGGGCGGCGTATAGTGAACCTGTTTTACCTACACCTGAATCACCTACTAAAGATAAAGTCACTCCTGATGTTGGCGTATAGTTCATAAGTACAGAACTTAATCCTGTTAAAGCTACAAAAGCATGAAGTTCAAACCCTTCAATGTTTAGTTTACCCACTAACTCTTTCCATGTATCGTATGAACCTGCTCGATAAACATGCCTTGATGTCTCTTTTATAGTATCTATTAACGCACTAGGGACTTCACTGCCGTCAGACTTAATTTCTACATTACCTGCAACAAACGCATCATGAGTATATGTCCAACCCATCTGAGTATGTAGTTGTTGAGCGGTCTCAGCAGCTTGAGCAATGCCCCCTGCAAAGATTAAATAGTCCATAATTTCCTTCCATTGATTAGTTTTAGCATCAAATAATACTCCGTGTTTAGCAATTAACTTTCTTAGTTCAGTACCATCATATAAAGTACTAAATGGTACATAAAATTCAGCGGGTGTATCGTGGGGCGTATCATATTTCATTAGTAAGCAATAACCGTCTTTGCTACTATATACCCGTTTAAGAGGGTAAAAATCATACGCACAGATAGCCCTTTCTTTTTGTTCTACCAACTGTCCACTCTCGTCATACACAGGTTTAGGTTTACGATAGATACCCCCGTTCTGACCTCTGTAATAGCCTTCTATAGCATATTCTGGAGGTAGCCCTACAAGACTGGTAGTTACCGTCGGCATGCCGTTTAATGCTGTTGAGACTTCTGAACGAATAAAATTTTTGGTAGGAATAGAAGGTACAAACACTTTGCCTAAACTTAGTGGGTTTGTTATTTTATTATAGTGTGTACAACCTTCACAAATACCAGGGTTAAGATTATCAAAAACTTTACATGATTGGGGCATACCTTGAGTTTGATTTGCTTTTCTCTCTGTAGCTTCTTTGTTATAACCTTTGTAATCTTGCGATAGAGCATGAATGTATTTGTCCCTATCTTCACAATGTTGAGCGATAGATAACGCAGCATACCATAAAGGCTCAGGTAGATTCGCTCGGTTACGAATACAATAACGTATCTGTAGACATCCTTCGTTTGATGATTCGTCTAAGCTTTTGTTAGCAATCGTTTCAAACTTTGATTTATAGTTATTTAACCCACTTGCTACCATAGATGTTTCAGTAAGCTTAGTGTCCTTAAGTATCTCTTCAAACGATTTCTCTACTTGCCCCAACATATTTTGAAACATACGATACTGATATTTCATAGGAGCAACTTCAATAACTTTAGTAGGAGTAGGAGGATTAGACTTAAGGTTAAAAGTGTTAGGGCATCTAAGTATTCTAGCTTTATCTGCACTAACGGCAGGGTCAATCTTAAGCCCGTTACTTAAACACATTTGCTTGAACTTCTCCGCATATAGTTTCCATTCATTGGCATCAACATCCTTATCTAAAGGCCAATATGCATGAATACCATTACCGCTATCTGTAATTGTAGGGGGAGGCAAATCCTGTGATTGTATAAATTCTTTTAAGGCATCAAAAGCTTGTGATTTAGTACCGTAGTCCTTAGTGTCACCAACATCTAAGTCTACAAAGAAAGACTTTAATGCTAAGGCATTCTTTCTACTATGACCATCAAACCCAGCTAATCCAAAAAATACATTATTATCTTGTTTTTTCTCTTCGACAACTTGCACTAAGTCATCAATAGAATCTACAAAGTGATGTCTGATGTTCCCGTTAGGTGGTAATACTGCTACACAATAAGAGCCCTCTGCAGGTAATATAGATGAATAAAACTCTTTACTCATGAGCAACTACCAACATAGGTTTTACTTCGGACTCCATAAAAACTTTAGTGGCAGTATAGTTAGGCGCGGGTAGCTTACCATCAGCTAATCCTTGCTCTATCAATTTATATAACCTCTCAAGTTTAGGCTTTGTTTTCTGCCTTATTTTTCCTCCACGAAACCAGTCGTGTACTGTCTTCCTTGTTATTCCTAA